TCAGTGTTAGATCCTTGCAACATGTTAAGGTATTTGGTCTTACCACTTTGATGTTTTTCAAAATAAGCAAAATTGTCATAACTAATGTCAGCACATTCTGCAAATTTATTTCGATATTTTGTTTTAGGTGGAATATCTAAGTTTGCTGCTACATCACTATTAGCTTCTAACCAATGAAATATTTTTTCGCGCAATTCGTTGCTATATGGTAATGCTCCTGTTGCTATTTGGTATCCTCCTGAATCTCCAAATACTAGAACATCTTTTTCTAAGCCCATCGTGTCTCGGAAATCCATTTTCTTGTAATGGTGTCCTGCTGTGATTAGAAAATATGGATGTCTCCACTTATCTGGATATCTTGAGTCGAAGAACTTTACCGGATCTCCATTTTCAAATTTCATATCTTTCTTGAATGCCGAGACCATTGAGCCTGCAGACAACGACGGAAAATATATGAACCGCTTATCTTGTTCTTTCATTGTTTTTATATTCTTTTAGTAAATTAATTAATCTTGTTGCTGAAAAAAATCGTTCATGTAAATAATTTGTTAATTTAGCAATATCATTTGTTAAGTCTTGTTGTTCATATTTTAATATTGCAGCAGCAGCATCATTTACTGAATCTGCATATTTAAACATAGGATGGTACATTTCTGTATATGATAATCTATTAGGAACAATTGGACATGCTCCTGCACACGCTGATTCATACATTGAAATTCCCAATGTTTCTTGATCTGCAAATGATACTGCAAACTTTGATCTTTGAAGAAGTTCATGATATTCTGTTTTAGTCAAATTTAAATCCATTGCTACAATAAATTGATAATGTTGCAGATCCGGATGCTTTGCTAATTCTTGAAACAAATCTAATCGTTTTTCAGGTGCTATTCGGTGCGGGAAAACAATGATATTTTCTTTTTCATTAAATGGTCTAGGAGTAATCATATTATGGGTATATTCCATTGGCCACCCTGTTTGATCAAAGTTTGAATTTAAAAATACATCATATGTTTTACATATCATTTTAAAATGTGCTGCGGTTGCAATCCAATTATGATCTAGTGCTCCAATAAAGGCTTGTTCAGCGTGTCTAATCCATGGTTTATCTCCTACGAGTCGACCTAAAAAATCATTCGGGTCATATGAACCCGCGTGCCAAAGTCCGTGCATTACAACCGGAATATTTAGAAGTTCACTCATATATTTTACATTGATAATAGCTGGGTGCCATGCATCTGTAAAAATAATGTGGTCTCCTGCGGTAATCTTACCTAATGTAAATAATTCAGACAACTTGTGAAGCTGTGTTGCTTTGTACATGTTAGTACCACCAAAGTTCAAAAATGCACCAGGTGTTGTTGATTCTGGAATTGTATGATCTCCTTCTATAACTTGAACATCAAATCCATTATCACGCAATAATTGTGGAACATGTGTCTTCCACTCGCAAGTATACCGTGTCGGTATTGATTCTAGGTCTACTAAAAATATTTTCATAACTTTTACAATTATCGTTTAATAACACAACCATTTTCCCAATCTTCCCAAACCTCTACTTTATAAAGAGCGGGGACTGCTACTAACAACCATTCTCCAATCATTTCACACGACATTGAATCAAATTCTAATACATTTGTTTCTTCTCGACTAAATTCAATTCTAAGTAATTTTTGGATCTTTCTGTTTAACATGATAAATTCTTCATCACGATCTGTATGCGTTACTTTTGCATAACAACGAAATCCAAACATATGTCTATGTCTATCTGATAAGAATGCTACTTCTGGAAATATTTCTTTTGCATCGGGCCAGCAATGAAATCCTTCAATGCTAAATGTTACTACTACGCTGTATTTCATTTTAATGAATCTGCTATTAATTGTTTGTATTTAGTTGTTGACCATCCATGGTCTCTGTTTAGGTATTTTATAGGAATGTTTAATTCATAACCGGTATAAGTTTTTCCTACATAATCATCGCCCAAGAACCTAACATCAAAGTCTCCTTTAACTAGAGCTTCATATAGATCAGCTTCTGTTTGATATGGAAATACAAAATCAACTTGCCTAAGTGAATCAAGTATCTTTACTCGGTCGCTCCAATGTAATATTGGTTTAAGTTTTTCTGGTCGTTCAACAGATGGATCTTCATGTAGACATACTATTAATCTATCGCAGTGCTTTTTGCATTCATCAAACATGGCAATGTATCCTGGATGTATTACATCAAAGTTTCCTGCTATAACTCCTCTTATCATTGTTTATCTCTATCAAATTTATACATATCCGGGACTACATGTTGCATATTATGTACCGTTGTACAATACAAAGAATAATCTGCATATACAACCTTAATGCTGTCTGATTGTTTTAACAATGCGGCATCCGTACAATTTAACATTAACAAGATGTGTGCGCGAATTCGAATCATTGGAGGTATCTTTTCTAACATACCGGGAGTAACTTCAATTGTTATGAAACTAGTATCAGAAATCATTCTGAATATCGTATCCCATCGATCATCGTCAATCAATTGTGCAGTTGCGCCGGAACAAAAATAAACGTGTGGATTTTTTCCTGCTACAATTCTGTCTAGGGCTTTAATGTCTGCAATAAACAATGTTTCGATATCTGTGTAACGGCCTTCTATTTCTTTGCCGTACCAATGTGTTTTATAACCAATCATACTATATTATAATAAATGTATTTATATTATCCAACCTTTATAACAGTAAAAAAGTGCTAACATTGCTGCTAGCACTTTATATTATTTTAATTCAAATATAGTTTTTGCAATATCTAAAATTTTATTAACTACAACGTTGTCATCTGTACTAAACATTCCGGCTCCAATATCGATAATAGTTCTATCACCTTTAAAGAAATCAGTTCCGTTTTCATAGGCTGTGACATATAATTTTCCAGTTTCGACATTAACATAATTGCTAGTTGCATCCTTTGTCGGATCAATCATTAATGATAATGTAGGTTTTTTATTTTTTTTCAATCTATTAAACATTCCGGATGGTGGTATTGTTTGTGATATTTGGTATGATGTACTTCCAAAATCTTCATCTTCTTCAACATCGATATCATAAGTACTAATAGCACGTAATTTCGTAATTACAGTATTAGCAATCTTATTTAATCTTGCATTTTCTTGACTAACTTTATATGAATTATCATCTTCATTCAAATTCTTAGTACCAAATCTGCGCATATTTTCTGCAAGAATATTTTTTAATTTTAACATTGATTCCTTTATTTACATATAAATATAACACAAAAAAAAAAACAATTTGTTATCCAAAGTTAAAAAACTTCTTTGCATTGTTATTTTCTGGTAATGCACCCCAACTCATTGCTGCATAGAAATCATTGAACTTGTTGCTTAGGTCTGCTGTGAACATTTTATTGTGATCAATATATTGTTCTGCAAATGCAACTATTTCGGGCGGATCTAAATAACCACGTAATGCAATAGTTTCAAACCCGTACGGATTGCCTACTAAATAGCCCCACTTTACTTTTTCGCCGTCTGATATAGGTAATATATCCGTAGTTAATGTACTCAATAAATCATTAAAATTAATTGCGGCTTTTACGTGTGCTGTCGATCCTTTTATGTAACCTGTAAACGGTTTACGTTTTTTGATATATTTAGATAATTCTTTAACACTTGAATTCTTCATTACATTCAATACTTTGGAACTTTTAATGTTATTTTTAAAGTTATGTATCAATGTCGAGGTATCTTGCTTGTTTCTTCCTTTAAGGATATACCACAATGTTTCTTTCATTATCTTTTTGAAATCTTCCGGGAAACTGGATCTAACAACATCTAATCCTTTTACATCCAATTTATCCGCGGATTTGCCTTCTTTGAATATAACCCATTGGGCATATCTTTTCTTGGCAATCCATAAACCAGACTTTGCAATATATTCTTGTTTAATTTGGAATCGATGTGCGGTTGTATTATGGAATACTTTTGCATATTGGTCATACATTGCATTAACCGTTGTTTGTATTTCAGATGCAATTGCATTGGTTTGTTCAATCATGAATGTTTCATCGTTAGTGTCACATCCTGGAAATCTATGTTCAATTAATGGCAAACTGCTACAAAAGGTTGAATCCGTATCAGTGTAAAATGCAAATTCTGCTTTGTCTCCGCTATCATTAATAAAGTGGTCAACTCCCAATTCTTTTTTGTAATAGTTATTAATAACCTTAGCTGAAAATTTTATTACACTTTGACCTACTGCTGTAATTGCTCCGGCATTATCCAAATCATAGAAACGAAATGTTTTAAGTCCTAATACTCCATAAAATGAATTAAGCAATACTTTTTGTGTTAATTGCAATGCATCATAAAATTTATATTCTTCTGTACCAAATTTATATGTGTCACGCTTATCTTTAAAGATAACACGTTCATTAAACCATTTTTCTAGAATAGTTGGAAGAAACCCTCGTTGTTCATTGTTATATGTAGCTCCGTTGCTAGCAATACTATAATTGTGTTGTGCTAACCATGTTTTAACATTATCAACTTGTTGTGTTTTACCAGAAGCCAATGTTATTGTAGCCGGCAGTGAATCTGAGTTTAACATGCATTCTTGATTCCAATTTTCTACAACTCCTACTTTAGTTTCTGGAGATATATTTGCAGTCATAATGATGCTTGGATACAATGAAGTTAAATCTAAATCATATATCCATTTATACAGGCCAGGTACAGGTGCCATTACATATGCGCCGGCTAATGCATCTGCCATTGTTTCTTCTTCAATAAATCTAAATTGCTTGTTTGGTGCAACAAATCCATTGCGTTTTAAATCAACAATAGCAGCACCATCCAAATACTTAGATGCATAATATACATCTTCATATGGAACATGTCCTTTGTGACAAATTGATCTTGCTAAATTTAAAAGTTGAAGCTTTTCATCCATTTCATAAACAAGATCAACATCCGTCATATTATAATATGCAAATTTATGAATATCTTGGGTAAACAATGTATCCAAGTCTCCATCATATTCAACTTTGCCTCGATCCAATTCTTTTTTAGCAACCGTGTCTAATCGATAATTAGGTAGTTCAGTATATGTAAAGTTTTTATACAATTTAATGTAATCTAAACTAGAAACTCCAAGTATCTTCCATTTACCGGTTCTGCCTTGTTCTACTATGCCGGCAGGAGAAAATTTCTTGATTGCTTGTGCACCCAATACTTTTTTGCATCGGCCTAACAAATAAGGAACATCATATCCGTCTGTATTCCACCCGGTTATAACTGTTGGTTGTATTTGTGCAAATATGTTGATAAATCTAGTTAATAGATCTTTTTCATTGCGGAATATTTCTATTGCATATCCTTCGCCTTGTATTTCACGTTCTTTGATGCGACCTTGTTCGTCTAAGATCAATACTCTTCGATCTTTTCCTGCTTTATCATAATATGCAATCGAAGTAATTGCGGTGCGAACATCTTGTATTGTGCTGAAGCCATTTTCATCTTTTGCAGTTTCAATATCAAAAAAGAAATCTTTATGTCCTTTAGACGGCTCATCTGATTCATAATATAAATCAATCAATGTTCTAACTTCTTCATTTAAGTCAGATTCATATGATTTAGGATTATCTCGATGATTGCCAGGTACTTGATTCAATCGTGTTCCGTCAAGTGCTTGATATGTTCCATTTGGATTTGGTAAATATCCATATGCCTGAAAAGGAAATTTGCGATGTCCTAATTCATCATCCCAAACGTGCATGATGCCCGCTTTTTTATCATAACCGATTGCTTTATACATTAATTTAATTTATATATGTGTGGTAATTCTCGTTGTGTTCCATTATTGTCAAGCCCATAGCCCACAACCCATTCTTTGTCGATAGTAAATCCGCAAAAATCAGTCATATCGACACCATCTTTGCGTTTCAACAGGGTAACAACTCTAACTTCTTGTACTAATTTACTATTGCACATAAACAGTGCTTCTAATAGTGTGCTACCGGTATCGCAGATGTCATCAACAATATAGGCTCGGCGACCTTTTAATTCTAGTTCTAATTCTTTAAGGACTTGTATACCACCTGAATTATCTTGTCCGGCATAAGATTTTAATCGAATAAAATCAATTTCGCAATCAATTTTCATTGCTCTAATTAAATCTGAAAAGAAATGTATAGAACCATTTAATATGCAAATCATTATTGGTGGCAATGTGTTACCGCTTTGTATATGATCTCGTGAAATTTCTTTTGCTAACCGTTTTACTCGGTGTGCTATTTTTGCTTGACTGATAAGTTTTTCCATAATCTATAAATTCCGTAAACATTAATTGCTATAATAACTAAACTTAATACAAGATGACTAAAATTATCAATAAAAAAGTCATACGTAATCCATCCAGTATCTCCTATAATCCAGGTAATCATGGCTGTCTTAGTCCACCCTCTAGCATTTGATACATATCCAGCTAAAACTAAGGTTGTGCTAAGCCACCCTAAGATTTCAATCATGGTTTTGTATTTATCATGGCAATTTCATGTTCGCGAACCAAAATAAAATCGTTATTTTCTACTTGCACTTTCTTTTGTGCTCCTAAATTTCCGGAATAGATTTTTATGCGATCTCCAACTTTAACAGTCATTGGTATTTTTGTACCTGTTTGCGTAAATAACCCGTCTCCTGCGGCCATAACATCACATTCAATATAATCATCCAATGAGTTCATTATAATGATACCACTCTTTGTTTTGTCTTGTTTTTCTAGTTGTTTTAGGAGTACTTGATCTCCAATTGGTTTCCAATTCATAACTGATTCTTTTTTTTTATTTGTTATATAAATTTATTACTGATTGTTTAGATATATTTGATCCAACCAATCTTCCATTTTCTTGGCCATTTAAATCAATTAATATAGCACAAGGTATATTTTTAACATTGTATCGTTCTGCGGTTGATGAATTTGTATCTACATCGATAAATGTTATTGATATTTGATTAGAAGCTTCTAGAAGCTGTGGTTTAATCATTTTGCATGGTCCGCACCAATCTGCTGTAAAATAAAGTATCTTTTTCATTTTGTTATAATATATGTAATTTTTACGTTATTTCCAAATGTTGTTGTTACTGTGTAGTTCATTATACTCCTCGTTTAGTGTCAAATGCAATTATATGGTCTCTGCCGGTCATGTTATATCCCTTCTCAGCACACATATCGAATACGAGTGGATACATCTCTACAAGAGTTTCTCTAGTATCTCCTGCGGGCATGATATATGTTTTGTCTTTTGGGATATTAAGTAGAGTGCGAATGTTTTCAATTTCTTGTAGATTCTTGTCCGTTCCGTCCCATACTGGTTTAAAATGGTAATCTGTATGGAAGTGAATCATCTGGCTCATTGTAGCAAGCTTCATTCTAAACTTGTTATGTTGATCAATCATTCTTTGATCCACAATCGCTCCTTGAGGCGTAACAGCACCAAGTACGGGTACAGAATTACCAAACTTTGGACTGAGAGATATAAGGCCAATAGGATAGTCGGTAGGTACGAAATGGCTACCTTCAGTTTCAATAGTAATGAGTATATCTCTTTCATGTGCAAAGTGTGTTAGTTCGTTTACCAATGCTGGATGCATTGTGGGTGATCCACCCGTCAACATCATTTCTTTAATGTGTGGGTTCTCATCATAAATGTTAATAATGTCCTGGAACGTAAATGTTCCTTTTTCCGGATGAATACTTGTGTACCAGCTGTCGCACCACCCTCCTTCACCAAAAAAGCATCGGTGAGTACATCCGGTAGTTCTTACTGCGATTGTTGGACGTCCAAATCTTGAACCTTCACTCTGTATACAGCGGTATAGTTCTAGAATTGGTAGTGTCTTGTTGTAATCTTCTATTCTTTTGTTCATAGTTAAAATGGTAAATCGTCGTCTTGTGTATCTTTTGCTGTTAATTCAATTGTTGCATTTGGCAGTAGTTTAATTAGCTCTGCATAATTTTTTTCTAAGGTATCAATTCTTGCTTGTAATACATTTAATGCAGATCTTCGTACAAATGGCGTCATATCATGTTCTAGATTATTAGCAAAGTATTCATCTAAGAATGACATTGGGTATGCTTGTACTGAACTAAATTCTGGCCTTTGCATTTCTTTAGGCAGCAATTTAACTTGAGGCCTAATACCACGTTTTAATGCTTCGGCTGAAACTAGTTTTCCAACTCCGGTGTCTCTAGACCCTTTACCTAAATATTCATAAAGTGATACATACGTATCATTATTCACTGTAGCTTGCGCTGTTTCGTTC